TTTCATCAATATTCATTTTATTAGTAATATTGGTATCAAATGGATAATTATACCAAGACCAATAATAAAATCTTCCGTCATATATATCATTAGTTACCTTATTAGTATTTTCTTCTAAATCTAAAACAGTATAATGACCAGGTTTAAATTGTTCAACAATATCAGAAAAATTGCATATTGATTTCATTTCAGATGAAAATGAGATTTCTTTTTTTTCTTTATTTATCCCATAAAATAAAGGTCTAACACCAAAAGCATCTCTACCAATAAATAATTTATTTAATTTACTATCGTATAATATAAATGCAAAAACACCATCTAAATTTTTAATGGTTTCTAAGATACCATATTTTTTATACATATGAATAATTATTTCACAATCTGAATTAGATTTTGTAATAAAGTCATTTTGTATTTTCAAATCATTATGATTATATATTTCTCCATTACAAATTAAATAAATACCATCAATATTAAATGGTTGATTACCATTTGATGTTTGATCAACAATTGATAATCTATGAAATCCTAAAAATATATTTGATTGAACTTTAAGTAATTCAGAATAATCTGGACCTCGTCCTTTTATTTTATTAAAATTATAATAAAGTTCATTATATTCAATAGAATCTCCTATAAATGCAAATATGCCACACATTTCGTAGTTATGTATATTATATAATGTTCAATTTTTTATATAAATTTATTATATTATTTTATAAATGAATAGTTATTTTGATAAAATATATGTAATTAATTTACCAAAAGATCAAGATAGGAAAAATAATATGATAAATCAATTTAATAAATATAATATAAAAAATTACAAAATAATAGAAGGTATAAATGGTAAAAATTTAAATAAAGAAGATTTAAAAAAAGATGGAACGTGGGCATATCCTGGAAGTAAAGTATGTGAAAAATCCTGTAGTTGTAAAGGAAATGGACATCGATTGTCAAATAATCAAATAGGGTTATATCTGTCTCATTACAAAATATGGGAAGAAATAATAGAAAACAACTATGAAAAATGTCTAATATTAGAAGATGATTGTATATTTGAAAATATGGATAAATTTGAAGATATAAAAAAATATATACCGCAAAATTATGACCTATTATATTTAGGACATAGAGGTAAGATTGGTAAAAGGAATACATGTAGAATAGAAGAAACTAATAACAATATACTAAAACTTACATGGGGAATAAACCAAACACATATTTATGGAATTACAAATCAAGGCGCAAAAACATTATTAGAAAATGCACTCCCTATACGAGCTGCAGTAGATGGTTATTTTTCATATTTTATGGTAAGACATAAAGTATTAAAAGATGTATTAATATCAAGAATAAATTTTGGATTAAATGGAAGTTTGAATGGAACTTATAAATCTGTATTATAATATATTTAAATAATATATAATGGAAGCAATAGAAAAAATATTAATAACACCTGTTGCTATATTAATATTTATAAGTTTAATTTTTATATTACTAACAAAAAATATCACAAACTTTGAGAAAATGTTTATAGTTATTATATTTATTTCTCATATATTATTATTTACTTCATACATTACGAATGATAATGTATTAAAAGATTATATGCATTTATTATATTTATTATCTGTAGCAATTGGGTCAATAATATTTACAAATAAAAATTTAATACTATTATTGTTAATAATACTAATTGTAAATATATTGTTCTGGATTATGCATGGAAGTTGTCCAATGGGGGATTTAAAAACAGAAGAATTATTAATATTCAATGAAATGTTAAAACCATACATAAACGTTGGTATGATAACGATATTTACAATATTAATAATAAAATATTTAAAATATTAAACAGTAGGAAAAAACTGCCAATCTAAATTTTTACATACCTTTTTCCAAATCATATCTTGTTCTAGTTGTTTTTCTCGATCCTTCATCATTGGAATATAAGGTAGATATTGTGTTTGGTCAAGTAAAACACATAATTGATAAAGAGTATAAGTGTAATTAAAAAAATTAGTACGGTTAGCAGGACAATGAATTGCCCAAGGTTTTTGAATTTCAATAAATAAAACACAAAGAGTTTCATGTAATTGTTCATTCATAACAGGTGGTTTAATACCAAATAATGAATTAATATATTGAATATGTTCAAAATATTTATTTAATCCTAATTTACGAAGTATATCTCGCATAATATCGTAATTAATAAGAGAGAAATCACTTATTCGTTCTTTTTTAATACGGTCTTTTATAGATTGGATTACATCATCAGGTATTTGAGTTGTTTCTTTAGCTTGAAATTGAGCTAATATTTCTTTAAAATGATTAAGACGTATATATGCTGTATATGAAACTTCATTAGGTGGTTCTTTATTAGATGGTTTAGAACCATCAATTACATTTGTAATAAATTTTCCACATAAAGGATTATTACATATCAAAATACCTTCTTCATCCTGTGAAATTAATTCACCTTTATTGCAAGAATCACATATGTCAGAAGGAATAACATAATCTTTAATATTAACAATTTCGTTATTAACATTTTTCCAATAATTTGAGTATGATAATCTAGAATGATTATATTTATCACAATTAATATCTTCATCTTCTTGATTTAATGATTTAATTTTAAAAAAATTATTAAGTGTATTCATATTTTGAGAATTATTTCCACTGGATATGCTTTTTTTTTCTTCAAAATATTTGAAAATATAATTGCTATTGTCTATAAAATATTTCTTTTTTTCTCTTTTCATACATTTAATTTTTTGATTAATATCATTAATACTATCTTTTAATTCCATATATTTATCTATTTCATTTTTAGATAAATTTTGTATATCATGAATATATTTTTGTTTTTGTTCTTTTAATTCGGGTATTACAACATTTTCATTATTATTAAAATAATCTAGCATTTCATCATGTTTTTTATCTATAGTTATTATTGCTTTTTGATTATTTTTTGCCATTTATATAAAGTGAATTAGTTTTTTATATAAATTATATCGTATAAAATAAAAAATAAAAATTTAACTATAAATAAAATGGAAAAATATAAGTTATCTGAAATAGATGACAATAATCTTCAAATGAATAAAAGAGATTTTCAAAAAATATTATTTATTAATAATGCAATTGAAGATGGTTGGACTGTTAAAAAAGATAATAAAAATTATATTTTTAAAAAAAAGCATGAAAATAAGGTTCAAGTATATGAACAAAAATATTTAGAGAATTTTATACATAATAATTCAAAAATATAATTTTTACTTGTTTTTTCAAAGTTTTTTATAACTAATAATATAATATTTTTTAATTTTTATTATTAATAAAAAAGTATTTTAGTAGGTATATTATTTGTTTTATGTATAAATTACCTATTTTTAATCTTTAGGAATTATATATATTATGGGTGGAGCTCTTATGCAACTAGTCGCCTATGGCGCTCAAGACGTTTTTCTTACTGGTACACCAGAAATCACTTTCTGGAAAGTTTCTTATCGCAGACACACTAACTTTGCTATGGAATCTATCGAACAAACATTCTCTGGACAAGCCGATTTCGGTCGTCGTGTAACATGCACAATCAGCCGTAATGGTGATCTTGCTTACCGCACATATCTTCAAGTAACTTTACCTGAAATTAACACAGGTATGGATTCTGGAAACAGTGTATATGCTCGTTGGTTAGATTTCCCTGGTGAACAACTTATTGCCCAAGTTGAAGTAGAAATTGGTGGTCAACGCATTGACCGTCAATACGGTGATTGGATGCACATCTGGAATCAAGTAACCATGTCTTCTGAACAAGAAGAAGGTTACCACAAAATGGTTGGTAACACAACCCAACTTACATACATCACTGACCCTGCCTTTGATGATATTAATGCCCCTTGCGCTGCCGCTGGAGGTCCTGCTCAAGTATGTGCTCCTCGCAAAGCCTTACCTGAAACAACCTTATACGTACCTCTTTCATTCTGGTACTGCCGCAACCCTGGTCTTGCCCTTCCTTTAATTGCTTTACAATACCACGAAGTCAAGATCAACATTGATTTCCGTCCTATCGGTGAATGCTTATGGGCCGTCAAATCTCTTTCTGGTGGAACTGCTGGTTCTTCTCAATCAGTATCCAATGCTTACCAACAATCACTTGTTGCCGCATCTCTTTACGTTGATTATATCTTCCTTGATACTGATGAACGCAGAAAAATGGCACAAAACCCTCATGAATACTTAATTGAACAAGTTCAATTCACAGGTGATGAATCTGTTGGTTCATCTTCCAACAAAATCAAACTTAACTTCAACCACCCTTGTAAAGAATTAGTATGGGTTGTACAACCTGATGCTAACGTTGATTACTGTGCTTCTCTTGAATCCGGTTCAACTCTTTTCAAAGCCTTAGGTGCTCAACCTTTCAACTATACTGATG